CTATTCCTTCACGCTGCGCGAATACGCCGGCCAGGGATCGCGCACCCAACCCAGCCTCGTCAGCCTCCGCCCGAAGGCCCGAGCGATCCGCGGCGGAATCCAGCACGTCGCATCGTCGAACCCCCGCGCGCACAAATCGCGCCGCGCCGCCTCGTGCAACCCCATCAGGCGCCACCAGCGTTCTCGCGGCGTGCCCGCCGCCGGCTCCGCGAGCAGATAGACTTCGCAGGTCACGCGCCCCAGCACGGCCATCACCGCACGGCCGGAATCGTCTTCCAGTACCAGCCGCGTCAGGAACAGTTGGTTGCTTAGATCCGGAAACGGATACTCAAAGCCCTGCCGCGCATGCATCTCCCGCAGCGCGGCCTCATCCTCCGGCGCGTATTCTCGAATCCGCATCGTTTGATATGGGGCGTCATCCCCTGAAGGGAAGAACAAAGGGTCTATTTTCCCGTCCATCCATGTTTCTCAAACGCCGCGCGCACCTTCTCCGCCCGCCCATCCGCCGCCCCCAGCGCACGCGCGATGTAGCCGGTCACATCGGCCTCGCTGCCGTCCGGCTCCAGCACCTGGATCGTATGCACCGCGCGCGCGCCCAAGTCGTCTTCAATGGTCACGACGACCGCGCCCTGGTGGACGTCGAACAGTCTCTGCACGATTTTGGCCGCCATGATTTCGCAACCGAATACAGCAGGTGAACAATTCCGCGTATGTTACTGCGTGAACCGTCCGCCATTGCCGCCGCCCCCGCCTCCGCCACCCGGTGCGCCGCCCCCGCCCCCCGATGCCACGGTGGTGACTTTTCCCGCAAAAACGTACGAATCGCTGACCGCAGCGGGCAGGCTGCCCAGCGCCTGATACGCGCTGCCTGTCCAGACCACGTAGTACACGGTGCTGTAGGCCATGCCGGTGACCGAGCCCGCCGGATACGTCGCGGTTCCCTGCCCGGTGTACCGCGTCCAGGACGAACCCACGCCGCCTGGACCGTAAATTCTCGCCGTGGCGCTTGATCCGGCGTCAACCGAATCCACCGTCGCATTGTTTGTATAGTTCAGCGGGATGTTCGGCTGCACGTCGTTCGATTGCGCCAGGCCTCCGCTCACGCCTGCCGGCGTTGAGCCGCCGAGCACGGCGTACGGGCTGTAGTCCGATTCCGGGTACTTCGCCCGGGCCCGGAAGTAGCGCGTCACGGCACCCAGCGATATGTTTGCCTGCTGCGATTCTCCGAGGGGATACACCGTTGTTCCCGCGGGGCTGAATCCGGGGTCGCTCGCAGCCTCCAGGAAATACAGGGCCGCGCTCGTGGCCCCCGCGCTCGCCCCCAGCGCAGCGCTGAAGATTCCCCGCGCCCCGGTGACGCTGATCGACGCCGGCGCGGCCGGTGCCGGCAGGCTCATTCCCGCCGGCGCCTGCGATGCCGGCGCCGCATCCACGCCGATCCGCGCGCTCAAAGAATTCACCGCCGCCACAATCTGGTTGAGCGATTCGTAGAGGTACGGGCTGATCTGCCGGGTCGAGGCAATCTGCGGGATGCTCAGCACGGCGCTCTCTCAGACCCCGCCCCGCACATAGCTGTACGGCGCCGGCCTCAACCACGCCACCAGTTTCCCCAGAGAGAACCACTGGTTCGCCGCGCCGGTGGCCAGCTTGTAGCTCACCCGTTCGCTGTAGATCCGCGTGGTGATTTCCCTGTCGTGCGGCGAAGGATTCGCCAGGCCAAGCGCCCGCAGCATGACCGGGCTGACGTTACCCTGCGGCCGGGCGGTCACACTCAGGCTCCCCGTTCCGCTCACGTTCAATTGCAGGTAGCCGAACAGTTGTCGTCCGATCGGCGGCACGTTGCCCAGCTCCGTACCGGTCAGAAACGCCGTGGAATAGTAGCTGTTGATCGCCGCGCCATCATCCGAATACATGCCCGGAGTGAGCTGGTAGATCTTCCCCGTGCCCGCATTCGAGCCGAAGAACAGCTTCACCGTGCCGTCGCTGCGTTCGATCAGCCCGCAGGAAGTTGCCGCGATGTTCCAGATCGTCCATCGGCGCGACTGCGGCGTGGCGATCAGCCGCCCGGTCAGTGAGGTGCGCAATGGGGGTTCGATTCCATCGCGGTAATCGAGAACCAGCACGGCATTCGGTTTCGTGGCCGTCCCCAGCGGCACCCCGGCCAGGATGCGCCTGGCCTGCTGGTCCACCCGCACCCACAACGTCTCGCCCGCGGCCCAGTTGATCGAATCCCACGTGGGCTGGATTTCCGTGGAAAGCTTTTGCGGCTCCCCACCGTTGAACAGATACAAGCCGTTGCGTCCGGCGATAACCGCAAAATCATCGCCCAGGTCGGCTCCCTGGATGCTCGGCGTCCCCAGCCGCTGCGAAACCTCGGAAAGCGCCCACAGGGACGGCTCGTTTACCCCGTCGTCCGAGGTGGCGTGCAGGCTGCGGTCTTTCACGAAGTACAGGATGTCGCGCAGCACGAACGCTGCCCGCACCCGTTGCCCATCGTTCTCCGAAATGTTCAGGAAGCCGCTGACCCCGTCGTAGCTCTCCGCATTTTCCGCCCGGCTGGCTCGCACGCTCGAGCCGTTCACCGGCTCCGTCGTGGGGAAGATCTCGATGTTGTCTACCAGAAAGAATTCGCCGCTCGGCCCCGGCGTGCCGTCGGCATAGACGCGCAGCACCAGGTCGCTCGGAATCGCCGTCAGCGGCGGCGTCAGCTCGGCGATGTATTCCGCCCAGGTTGTCGTCGCCGTCGCCGCGCTCACCGTGAGGCCGACGGTGCTGATGGATGCGGACGCGCTGTAGAGCTGGACGTGCAGCGTCCCCGTCGCCAGCCCCGCGCTGCGCTTCACCCGCGCCCGCACCGAGTAATCCGTGTTTGCCGCGATGCGCGCCACGCCCTCGGCATCCTGCACCGCCCCCTGCCTGATAAGCCCGCGCGTCGCCGTTGCCCCATCGGCCACCACGCGGTAAGCGTCGCCCCAGGCCACGTCGGTGCCCTCGCGCTGACCTCCCGCGCCATAGGTGGCGTCGCGCTGCCATCCCAGCGGGCGCCCGTTCCCGCTCGCGTCCCAGCCACCGTCGAACGTCAGGTTGATCCAATTCGTCTGTTTGTTTCGCTCTCCCCACCAGAACAGCCGCGAGGCGTAGCCGATCACTCCCGCGCATTCCCCCAACTCCACCAGGGGGAAGAGCATGTCCACGTTCACGCCCGAAAGCAGAATCGTGTCGGAAAAATCCAGCGTCACCGACGTCGTGGTGTTGTCGCTCAGGATCATCGTTGCCGGAACGTAGTAGAAGCTCGCTCCGCCCGCTCCGGTAAACGCCAGGATCCGTGCCACCACGTTCGCGGGCCCCGTGGGGATGTTTGTCATTGTCGCCTGTTTCGACCCTGCCGCCGTCCACGACACCGCCGGCGACGGCGCCGTCAAATATCCCTGCCGCGTCTGGAAGAGTACGCACAGTTGATGCACGCCTGGCGCGATGTTCCCCGCGATGGTTGACGTGCCCCCGCCGCTCGTGGCGCTGGCCGTTCCGCCCTGGGCGTACGTAAAGTGTGTGGCATCCGCCACACTCGCCACTGGAAACGTGCCATTGAACGAAGTGTCCGCAACCCCGGCGATCGTCACCGTCTGGCTGCTCGTCGCGCCCACCACCAGTCCGTGCGGCGACGTGGTCGTGATCGTCACCACGGTTCCAGCCGAATTGCGGACCGCTCCAGTCGGCGCCGCGGCGATATTCACGGGCGTAAATGACGCGTCCGCAACTGCCGGCGGTTCTCCCGGCCCCACCTGGCTCACGCGATCCAGGTTGAGCGAGTCGTCGTACTGCCGCGGCATGTCCGCGCCCGCCGACTGGTCCGAAATGGCGATGTATTCCCGCCCGAAAAGCGTTGTCGACGCCAGGAAGGAATTGTCCGCCATCCCCGGCGTGTGCAGTTGCAGTGTGCCGGGCGTGTATTCGCGGTACAGGTTTCCGTTGCTGTCGAACACCAGGGTGCGAAGATTCTCGGCCGGCGTGATGTGCGTCTTCAGCCCGTTGATATTCACCCCGCCCGCCAGCGGTCCTAGAATCGACAGCAGCCCGTCCCGCGTCCGCACTCCCTCGAGCATGAACTGCACGTCCTGGCAATCCGGCGAAACTCCGGGCGGGAGCACGCTCGCCTCCGTATACGTTACCAGCGAGCCGAATACCTCCACGGCCGCCGGCGCAAGTCCCGCCACGCTCACTTCGATCGTCCTTTCCCTGCTTTCCCTTTTCCTTTGCCCACCGGGGGCCGGAAGGTCGTTCCGATTCAGCGAAGAACCGTGCTAGGCTCTTGCCCCTCGGGAGTCGCCGCCCGCTTCCCCATTTTCAACGGGCTGACTTTCAGACTTGGACGAGGACGCTGTGAGGCTTTTCGAAGTTTCTTTCCCCGCTCGGTTCAACGGGGGCTGCGACGTCTTGTCGCGCAACGTTTCCGCCCTTAGCTTTTTCCCTTTATCAAACAGAGAAGAATAAGGAGGACTATGTTTAAGCCCGGCCGGTTGTATCGCAATCTGGCAGGCCTCGCGCTGATACTGGCGATCGCGATGGCCTTGTCTGTTTCCAGTTCGGCACAGAGCGGCGCCTCGACGAGAGGTCCGCTCGTAACCGCTGTCAGCAAGTTCGGTGACGACCTCGAGCTGCGGAGCGAAGGCATCATCATGAGGGACGAGGTTGCGGGCCAGGTGATGCTGGGGCCTGAACCGGCTCCGACCTTCAGCCCGTCGCTTTCCCATGGCCAAAACCTCTTGCGCGGAGCCAACACACAGGTAAATGACCCCGCGCTCGACAACATTCAAATCTTTCCCGGCTTCCGGCCGTTCCTGCACTTTACGCAGAGCGAGACCACTGTCGCCGCTCACGGACAGAACATCGTCGTCAGCTACAACAACTCCGCCGGCGCATCCGTGGGACCAAACCCGGGCGGCCCGGGGCTGGTCTTCACGCGCCTTCAATTATCCGGCTACTCGTTCTCCAACGACGGCGGCCGGACGTGGGCCACCGGCTTCGTCCCTGCCGTTCCCGGGGTGGGTCCATTTACTTTCGGTGACGGCGTAGTTGCCGTGGATCGCCGCGGCACCTTTTATTACGCGAGCCTCGGCGAAACAGCCACTGGGCACGGCGCCGTTGTCGTGAACGTCTCCACCGACGGTGGCCAAACCTTTGGCCCGGGGGTTGTGGCCGTCGTGGACGACGGCAGCGACAAGAACTGGATCGCCGTGGGCCCAGACCCGAACAATCCCGGCCGCGACAACGTCTACGTCACCTGGACCAGTTTCAGTTCCACTGGCTCGGCCGTGGGCCTCGCCGTTTCGACCGATGGAGCCCAGACCTTCCAGTCCAGAATTATCTTCGCCCCGGGACCTGATCCCAACCCGACGCACCCGCAAAACTTCATCCAGTTCACAAACCCGGCAGTTGACCGGTCAAACGGACGCCTCTACATCCCCTTTGCACAATTCAGCAACGTGGATACGGACTTCAATCGCATGCTGGTGAGCGACGATGCTGGGCAAACGTTCAATTTCACCAACTTCAACATCCCTGGGGCGCCCGACCCGACGCTCATTCCTCTCGTTCAGCCCGGCACGTTCGAAGATTGCGGCAGTCCCGGCGGCGGCTTCCGCCTCGCCATCGTCCAGGGCAACGACATCGGGGGTGGTCGGTTCGGCTTGCCCCGCTTCATTCAATCCTCGCGTCTCACCGTTCAGCCTGCACTCACCGTCGAAAACGGGAATGTCTTCCTGGCTTACAACTCCTCGGATAGCCCGTTCTTCGGCGACCCGTCGAGCGGCTCAAACATTTTCCTGCTCCGCTCGACCGATGGCGGCCAAACCTGGATCGGCCCCCAGCAGATCAATCCCAGCGCCGCGAATGATGTCCGCCACGTCTATCCGGCCATTGCTCTTGAGGCCGCCGGGAATAAGGTGGACATCTCCTACTACACCCAGCACAGCGACGGCACGGTTGATCTCGATCTCGTTAAGACTGGACAGGGCAGCAAGTTCGCTCTGGGCAGTGCGACCCGGATCACCGGTCAGTCGTTCGACCTCGCGCCCAGCAACATCCCCATCCCAACGGGCGCCCAGCCGTTCCGTACGACCAATTTCGACCGGAACATCGTCGCTTGCTACAACCTCGGCGAATACGTCGGTCTGTTCAACAACCACGGCAGCGTTTACGCGGTTTGGGGGGACAACCGCAACCCGGTGACTGAGCCCATCAATTCGCTCGATCCCCTCTCCGGGCAAACTCACTCGCAAGCCGACACCTTCTTCCAGAAGGTGAAACCCTGAGCTAGAACAAGCATAAACCTGTGAGGGCGGGTCCCCGGCGGTTCCGCGTGGAACCGCCCCCGCAGGCCCTTCCGGCCTTTTCCCCTCTGCGATTCGATCGGACCATCGCCACGGGGATGGCCCCATGTTCGGTTCCGGGGACACCCTCGCATCGATGTGCGGTTCCGCCAGTCCACGCCTGCATCCGATGTACGGCATCGCAGACCCGTCTCATTGCAACTTCAGATAAACCGCCGAGAACGCGATGATGTCGGAGGTGATTGCCGCGGGATACGCGCCCGCGCCCAGCTCCGCTCCGCCCCCGACGTAGATTTTCACCTTGTTGTTGTTCAGCGCCGCCCCGCGAATGAAAGTGTAGTTATAGACTTGGCCCGTCTGCGTGAACAGCGAGACCTGTTTCGGTATTTGCGCCGAGGGAATGAACGACTGGTTCGAAAGATCGAGCGTGTCGCCTCCGGTCGTATAACTCCCGCTGGCCGCAATCACGCCCGCCACGTACACCTGCTTCCCCGTCGAGTCCACGTCAAACTGATTCACCGTAAGCGTCAGTGCCATTTGTTTTTGCTCCTTCGATTTTCGTGCTGCGGACTAGCCCCGGGCTCCGAGGTGTGCCGAAAGATTGTTTTGGCATGGAGCGCGCGGGGGGCTTGCAACCAGGGACTATCTACACATCGGGTCAGGAGGCTGTCAGGGCTTTGGAGGCTCAGGAGCGGGCAACTCTGAGCTGTCAACGTGTTCACCTGGGAAGCGGACGGAGGACAGCATCTGCCGAAAAGTGTCAGCATAGCGGTCGAACACTTCGCGGGGTGCCGTTGCTTCGACACGGAAATGCTGCTTTCCAACAGAAAAGACGTCGACCCAGGCGCGGAACGGCACAGCGTTTCGCCGCCAGGTCAATACGAGGTGAACACCTTCTAAGCCGTCGCGCGTTACTTCTTCCTTGCCTTCCACTGAGAATTGTTCGAATGAGTGGGATAAGGCGTCTTCCATCAGTTTTTCGTACGATTCTGGCGATAGTTCGAGGCGCTCCCGAAGCAGGGCCACCCGCGCCAGCGTATCCCGCTTGCCCAGTTGCACGCCTGCAGGGCGATCAAGCGCGGCTTCCTGTTCGGAGCCCTTTTCCCAGTCCTCCGGGAACAAGATTCTAATGCCAATCACCCCGCTGTAGAAAAACCGATCGGAAGTTGCCAGCAATTTCCCCGTCGCAACATCCCAGATTTTTACGGTCCTGTCACTGCTCCCCGATACCAGCCGGCGTGGATTCCCACCCCAGGAAACGCTATTGACCGAACCACGATGCCCCCGGAGGGTGCGGACATTCTGGCGCGTCGAGACATCCCAGAGGTCGATGGTTCCATCACGATTTGCCTGCGCCAGCAGAAGTCCGTCAGGACTGAAGGCCAGCGAATTGATAAAATTGGCAGTCCCGGATCCTAGTCCGTCGTCCTTGTAAGATTGCGCCGCATGAGGCAGCACGCCAAGCTTGTTTCCCGTATCGGCATCCCAGATGATCACTGCATCGGTGCTTCCCGAGACTAGGAGGCGACCGCCGGGATCAAAAGCCAGGGCAGTGATGAAATTGCTGTGTCCCTCAAGTGTCCGCATCTCTCGACCAGTTGCGGCATCCCACATTTTAACGGTCTTGTCACTGCATCCAGAGGCGAGAAGACTCGTGCCGGGACGAAATGCGAGGTGGTTCACGGGGTATTTATTACCGCTCAGCGTTCGAAGTTCAGTACCCGTAACGGCGTCCCAGAGTTTAATGCTTGGGCCGCTCGTGGCGGCCACCAACGTTCCGTCTGAGCTAAAGGCAATGGCCCGAACGAAATCGATCTTTGTAGCGGGTCCGAGACTTAGAGTACGGAGCTCCTGGCCTGTCTCAACCTGCCGCAGCCTGACTGCATTGTCGCTGCCACCGATTGCAACCAATTGCAAGTCTGGACTGAATTCAACCGCGTAAACCCGGATCGTCGATCCGTGCCTGGAGAGCGGCAGTGATCGAGCATCGGTGCCCTTTTCGAGATTCCAAATATTGACCGCGCCATCATGACTTCCCGACGCTACCAGGCTCCCGTCGGGACCGAAGGCAACAGTCAGAACATCATCCAAATGGCCGCCCCTGAGAACTGGCGAGGGCACGTCTTGCTTGTCCGCGCCGGATTGGGCAAACACGGCGCCCTGGAGCAGGATGACCGTTAGGATACCGGTAACACGCAGCCCCCGAGGGATGTGGGCCACTGCATCCCTGACATTTGTCTTCATCCGGAGCTTCGTTCTAGGTAGCAATCGTTCGGAGCATACGCCCTTCGCCGGGCTCACGCGCCTATTTGTTTCGTGGGCGGGGTCCAGCGGTTGGGACCGTAGCAACTTCGGGCCAACTCCTCAGAGAAAGACGTTCTGGCTGCGCCAGCCGTAAGGCCGCCGCCGATGCATGGCATGCTGCTGGCGCCGTGTCCCGCGCACCAGTATCTTCCGCAGCGCCTCATCTCCCGCCGCGTCGAAGTCCCGCGCCTGCGGTGACCCGCGCGATTGCGCCGCCAGCGCAGCCGCAAGAAATCCGATGCTGTCCTGCGCGCCGCGAAGCTGGATGGTGTCCGTTCCCTGCACGACGTCCGGCAGCACGGACTCGTACCGGATGCGGATATCATTCGATTGCGTCGCCCCCAGCATCACGATTCCATCGGTCCGCCACTCCCAGTACCGCAGGCGCGCCTGCTGAGTCTCAGACGGGAGCCCGTCCTTCTCCAGGAACATCGGAAGGAATGCCTCGCTCGACCCTGTCTGCCGCTCCCACAGCCGCACCGGCACCAGCAGGTCCGTGGGGATCTGCGGGGTCGGTGAGACCGTAGTCATCTGATTCTGCGTGTCGTTCAGCACCACCTGGAAGGATGGATCCGCTCCCGTCACTGCCGGAACCGTCAGAACCACGTTGTCTTTGATAAACGTCTCGATCCCGTGGTTGGCCATCTCAAACTGCACCTGGTGGTACGCCGTGTTCACAAACGGGATCAGCACCGCATCCGTGAACACGTCGCCCGTGCTCACCGCCGCGTCGTCCAGCAACGACCGCACCAGCGTCAGCACTCCCGACGCTGTGCCGTACCCCGACGATCCCACTACCGGCATCTAGTTTCCCTTCCCGATCCCCATGCTGCGGGACGCTTCCGCTACTTTGTTCACTCCGTAAAGCGTGCCAATCAGCAGCACCAGCCCGCCAAAGTCCGGGAGCTGATGGTTCACCCGCACCAGCGCCGTCACCCAGCCCATGGCAAATGCCACGATCGCTGCCGTTGCCACGCGCGAAAAACTCGGCGTGCCGTCAGATTCGCTGAACACTCCGCGCCAGAATGGCATATCCGTTTGAGGAAAACGTTGCAGGGGGTCGCAGACTCAAGTCCGAAGCTGAGGGCCAGTCGGCTGCCAGGGGTTTAATCCCGCAACCATCCACTTCAGGACATCGCCAGTGACGGGCGTTATTGCATCCTGTATTGCACCGTCACATTGATGTCGGCAGGACTCGTGGTGCACCCGCTCGCGGCGGTCGAAATGGAAACCGTGAGCACCGCGCCGGCCGCGTAGTTCTGGGAGATCGCTCCGCTGTCCGGGGATGCGCTGCTCACCGTCAGGTTGACGGGCGTCGTGCCGTCGGTCAGACGGATCACGGCATTCGTGGTGCATCCCGCAGGCGCCGTCTTCGCCTGGGCCTGAAACCGCGTAACCGTGATCGCCTTGTCAGGAGTGAACGTGAGCCCCGTCCAGGTCGACGTCAGCGCCCCGGGGAAGAAGGCGTTGAGCGGAGGCCGCGGACTCGCGCTGAAGCTGGTGTCCCCGCTCAACCCCACCCCGGAAAATGTTTGCGTTTGCGTCCACGTCTGCGCGACGTTCAACTCCGCCACCGTTCCGCTGTTGTCCGGCCAGGTGATGGTGCGCGGCGCAGAGGGCGTGCCGGTCATGATGAAGTTGTTTCCTGGGGTGATGCCCATGAAGCCGAGCGTTCCAAGGAACGAGAAGTTCCCCAGGCTTCCACTGTTCTGTCGAATCAGTTCGGTGGTTCCGTCGGAATTGAACAGGTCGTACACGTTGCCAGAGAGTGACCACGTCCGCGAGTTCGCGCTGTTCTTGGCCTCATAGGTTTTCAACGGGCCAGTCGCAGCATTCATGGCATCGGCAAATACCGCACTGCTCGGCACCGGGACGAAGGCAAAAGTGTTGTTTGTCCCTCCGAGAATGCTTATCCCCGTAATTCTCGATGTCGCGCTCGTAGGATTGATGGAGAGCAGCGGGCAGTTCACGATGTAGACCGACCCGGCGGTGTTGTTGAGGGCGATTCCTACGGCAGCTCCCGAGAAACTTGAGCCTTCGACCGCCGCTCCATCGCACTTAAAAACTGGCGCGGCAGACCCTGTGGCGAAGTTGATGGTCGCCGAAGCATTGGCGGAAGCGAATAGCACGGTTGCTGTTCCAAGGTAGACGTGCCCGCCACCGCCAAAAAAGTCATTGCTCATAGCGAGTGCAGATGCCAGCGTACCGGCGGGCATCCCGACAGCATCTGAGTTCGTGAAAGATCGAATGGTTACGTCACCCACGTTTACCAGGTCAATCGCTGGCCCGGAATTCTGCTCGCCGTCCACGTTGTAAATGTCCAGGCCCATCGCGGAAGTAAATCCGCCGAAGTTCACGCCCCGCGCCCAGTCTGTCGGCCCGCCGTCGTAGATGAAAAAGGAACTGCCAATGACGCTCCCGGCGTTGATTCTCCCGTAATTTATCGAGATGGGCGACAGAGAGGAGTTCGAGCCGCACAATCCGCCTCGCCCCCCGGAGTTGATGGCCATATTGTTGAACTGGCCCTGGTCCAGCGTGGCGACGCGGAAGATGCGGATGCCACAAGCCTGCGCGTTGGTGCCGTCCGCCTGCACGTTCACGCCGTTGGTATATATCCCGTTGAAGTCGGAGAAGCCCGGCGTGATGAGAATGCCTGCGGTGGCCCCTGCCTGCGCCAAGATGAACAGGTTCTCCATGTCGATCAGGTTCCCCATAATCATCACGCAGCCGGTGTTGTAATCGTTCCAAGGACAGAGGATGGTCGTCCCCGACCCGCCGCCTTCGTTCTTGACCGTAGGAGCCTGTCCCACGACAGCGGGAGCGGAGAAGCCGAGAATCAGCGGAGTCGTAAGCGTGTAGTTTCCCCCGCCCAGCAAAACAGACCCTTGCCGGGTAACCGCTCCGGTTGGCAGCCGCGCCGCATTCACCGCTACCTGGATCGGGTCGATCGTCGCCGTGTTGGTGACTGGAGGATTCGACCCCGCGCCCACAATCGCCGTGAAGATGACTTCAAACCCACCACCATCCACCGCGTACGCCCAGTTCGTGTCGATGGCCAATGGGTAACTCACCGTGATGGCCGCGCCTCCGCACGCCGCATCATTCCCCGCCGTCTGCGGAAACGTGAAGGTCTTCGAGTCCACGCTCGACGCGGTGATGCGATAGGTGCCCGCGAAACTCGTTCCGCATCCCGCGTCACCGGCGACGGTGATCTGCTGATTCCGCGCCAGGCCAGTCGCCGCTGCAAATGTCACCGTATCCACGTTCGACGTGCGTGAAAGTCCGTTGTTCACCGCCGTGTAGGAAACCGTCTTAGGAGTCTGGAGGAAGTACGGGCCTCCGCTTACGGTTCCACAGTAGACGCGCATCTTGTAGGTGCCGAAGAAATGCTGCTTGTCGTTGTTCGTGGAGACGTTAATTTGGTTCGTAGCTCCCGCGGCCACCACAATCTGCTTCTGCGGACTCGCCAGCGTCTCCCCGTTCCGGTTTCCGTAAGTCTCGACGCAGTAGTACGTTCCTGCCGCGATGGTGCCTCCGCTTGCAGACTCCAGCACCACCGCAGGGGCCAGGAGAGGAGACGGCGCCAGTCCGCTCGCCGTGCCCGGATACCACGCCGGCCCGATCTCCACTGGCGCCGTGTTCCCCGTCTGCGGCGCGCTCACACTCGTTGTCGAATTCACGTTGCCGGTGACGGCAAGGTTGCCGCTCAAATTCAGGCTCAGCGCCGAGATGTTCTGCGCGACGCTCAGGCTCTGATAGCTCGGCGACGTCGGATCGGCCGCCAGCAGTACGTCCGGAATCGTAGTCGTCGTAGTTCCGGCCCCGGAGATCTGAATCTTGTAGCGGGCGGGAGCTGCATAAAAATGGTAATTCCCCTGGCCGTCCGTGGTCATCGGATTCGCCAGTGGCTGCGTCAGCCCGACATCGGAATAAATGCTGGCCAGCGGCGAGCACGGCGTGCCAGTCGCCCCCGACGTGCACACGGTCACATTCGCTCCGGCCACCGGCTGGCCGAATCGATTCAGGACGATATCGTCCTTCCGCGTTCCCTGCGCGCACAGCTCTCCCGCTGCCGCCAGCCACACCAGCAGCGCCAGAACAATCGTTCCCCGCTTCCGCATCAACCATCCCTCCCCGGACAATTCTCCCCGCCGATCAGACTCTACTTCCCTTCTCTCTCTTGCCCGCCTCCACCGTGACTGCTCCCGCAACTTCCGCCCCCAAGTACGCTCGCGTCCCGTCGTTCGCACGCAGCACGCCGAAGCGCGCAGCTTTCTCTTCGTCCAGCACGGCCCCACAATGACGGCACAGCGCCACGCCGGCCTTCACCGGCTCGCCACACACCGGACATTCCTGCATCGGCGCGATCTTCACCAGCCACGGCCGGTCCAGTCCCAGGTGTTTCGCCGCCCGCCTCTGTACATCGGAGATGAGTTCCGGGCGATTGGGTGTCCGGGCGTAGATGGCGTCCGCCTGTTCCACCTGCTGGCGGTAGAATGTGTCGCGCTGGGATTCGGCCTCGCGCAACTCCTCGTCCAGCGGCTCGTCTCCCCCGCAAAGAAAAACGCCGTACCGCCGCAGGTCCGCGTCCGGATTGTGCTCCGCGACTACCGATTTCGCAATCAGCCGCGCCGGCCAGTAGCGCTCGCCCTTTCTGTCGTCCCCCATGTCGTACAGCTCCGTGCGGCCGTACAGCGTCACCGCCGCGTAGCGTGCCCCCGGCGGTCCCGCAAGGCGGGACGGGATGGTGTACAGCCCCAGACTGGCCTGGTCGGAGTGAAATTCCTGGTCGGAGATGTTGGCAATCACCGCCCAGTCGTCGCGATTCACGTAATCTCTGAGTTCGTCCAAGCGCGTATCCTCCCGCCCTCCGGCACCGTCACGAACGGAACTCCGTGAAGTGCCGGAGCAGCGTCATCGAGAACGTCGTAGGCGTACTTCTCGAAATCCCGATCTTTCTTTTCTTCGCGGCCGGCGATGGCCCCGCGGCGCAGCCCCGCGGGCAGTCCCCGTGAATACTGGATCGCTCTCACCAGCCATTCGACCGCCGATACCTCCAGCGGAACGAACTCCCCGCGCGGCCCTTCCAGCGTCACGCACAATTCGTATTCGCCTTCGTGCGGATACGGCCCCAGCGCCGGAATGGCCAGCCCGTCGGCGCGCTCGATGGTGTTCTCATACCACTGCTGCGGTCCCCCGTAGAGTTCCGCAGGCAGCCATCGTTCCAGGTGCCAGCGATCGAAGGGCAGGTATTTCGGCACCTCGCGCATCTCCGTTACTTCCCGAATGACGTTGCCGTGCTCGTCCCGGTCGGTCCATTTTCCGCCGATCCACGTGGGCCGCGACCATCCCCACACCACCCGGAAGACCGGCCGGCCGTACAGATTCAGCCCGCCCGCGCGAGCCAGCCGTTCTTCCACTTCCGCCGGCGTCCGCTTCGCTTCACGGATCACTTCAATCATGCGCAAAACGATTGGGGGGCGCCCCGATTCGTTCAGAGCGCCCCCTCTCGTCACCCGTTGCTCGTCACTCGCCACTGACCTCGTAGGGGCACGGCATGCCGTGCCCCTATCACTACGTCAACTGGCCGCCGTTCCTCAGTACCCGCTCGGAATCGCCAGTCCATCCACATAAGCCCCGAACCGAGGGCCGTCCATGAAGATCTGGAAGCCCGTGGTGAAGTAGAACAAATACGAAGAGGCCAGCCCTCCCGACGCCCCGTACACCGGGAACACCGTCTGCCCGCCCACCTCGTAGAAGTCGATCTCTTTCATCACCGCGCGGCCCCACCGCGCCAGCGCGATGAAGTCGATCCGCGTGGGATCGGCGTGGATACTGGTTTTGATGGGCACGCCGGCCATGCGTTTCTCCACCTGCTGGTTGAACAGCAGGTCGGGCATCCCCGCATCCGACGGCACCTGGTTGCGCACGATCTCCGAAATGGTCACGCCCAGTTGTTCCCAGGCATGTTCCTGTTCCGGCGACATGTAGGCAATCAGCTTCTCCCGCGAAAGGATGTCCGTTCCCAGCACCTTCCGCATTTTGTTGACCGCCAGTCGCACATTCGACGGCACCAGCGCCGCATTGCCCGAAGCAAAGTGCGGCGTGCGCAGCGCCTCCGGATAGGTCGCGCGGCTGAGCCCCAGCCACGTCCCGGTGGTCGAATCGATGTGGTGATACTTCACCCCGAAGATGCTCACCGGCTGCGCCCCTGAGAGTCCCGCCGGAACGATCAGGTCGCCGTTCGTCAGTCCTCCGGGATTCGCGCTGACGGTGATCTGTTTGCTCAGTGGGTCCACACTCTGAATGGTGGCCGTGCCGCGATTCGTCGTCAGCGTAGAGTCGTACACCTGCACGTCCTGGTTGTAGTAGAACAACTGCGCCCCGGGCGGCACTGCCAGCGTCCACGTGGTCCCGGCAAAACTCGCCACGCTGCCGATCACCCCGTTGCCGTTGGTCTGCAGCAGTGTGTCAAGGAACCAGCGGAACTGCTTCATCCCGCTGGCCACCTCCCGTTTCGCCGCGTTTTCCACCGCGCGTTCGTTTCCGGTGGTGGCGTATTCCACCAGCTTCGTGATTTCCACCGCGAATGTCTGAAACACTGGCGTCAGCGTGGCGACGTCGTACACCGACCCGCTCCCACGCCCCAGGTCGTCCCCGTCCATGGTGTGCTGCGAGGCTTTGCCTCCGGGACGGATCTGCAGCGGCACGCGCATGTTTCGCGAGCTCACCTTCTCCACGTCCCCTCTCTTTTGGATCAGCGTCAGCAAAATGTCGTCGCGCTCGAACAGCACCGGCACCTTCGGGCGCACCTTTTCGAGTTGCAGAGCAACGCTCTGCGCATTGGCTATGGCTGGCATTCTCTCTTCCTCCCTGAATTCTTTCTTTGTGTGAACTGCTCGTTCGTTTTCCTGTCACGCCGCCCCGCCCAGCGGGATCGGCGCTGTACCATCTCCCTCAAACCATGTTCAAAATGTCCTGATCGCTCATCTGCGTGTAATCCACGCGTTTGGGTTGCTGCCCGACCGGCCCGGGCGCCCCTCCGCGCCCCACCTCCACCCGGCTCGCCGCCTCCGAATGTTTCGCGCGCCGCGCCTGGCTCGAACGCAGCACCACATCTGTCCAGTCCGCCACCACGCGTTTCGCTACCCCCGGCAGCGCGGCTCGCGCCCGACTGGCAATCAATTGCGCCAATGCTTCCTGCTGCGACGCGCTGCCGTCGCCGCCCCTTAGAGCGGGGTTCCCTCCACGCCCTGTGCGCAAGGCGCCGCGCACCGTATCGCGCACCTGGTCCAGCAGGCCCGGGTCCTGCCGCAACGCCGCATCCAGTTCGCGGAAGATCTCTCCGCCAACTTTCTGCCGCGCTCCGGCGGGCGCATCCGGCAGCAGTTCTTCGACCTTCCGCTCCACCGCCTGCCGCACCGCCTGCTCCACGTTGCTATTTACCGCTTCGAGGAACTGCCCGGCCCCGCTTCGCGCATCGCCCCCGGCGTCGTTCGTCTGCGCCTCCACGCGCGGCGCCTCCTGTCGCGCCATCCGTCGCACATCGTTCTGTCCTTGCGTTTCCGGAAGAAGCTCGCGGGCCGCCTGCGGCGCACCTCCCGCAATCCCCCGGGACCCGCGCTGCATCTGCTCCATCTGTGCCGCCAGCCCTCCGGCCAGGAATTTCACCGCCGGCCAATCCTGCTGTTCTGCGGCGCGTGCCAGCAACGCCACGTGCTCCGGCCATCGCTGCACCGCCAGCGTTTGCGCCGCCATCGTTCCGGATACGCGTTCAAACGCTTCCGGATCGAGCGCCTGCAAGCGTTCCCCGAACGTTAGCGCCAGCCCGCGAAACGCTTCCGGAGCAATCTGCTTCAAAGCCGCGATCAATTCCGCGTGCGCCCGCGGGTCCGGCGATTCCAGCAACGCATCCAGCCGCGCCAGCTCTCCCCGTGCCGCCGCAGCCGTCCGCGCCGCTTCCGTATTCGGAAACAGATCCCTGACCGCCCGCGCTTCCTCGACGGTCGAAAAAAGCCTCCGATACTGTGTATCGCGTTCGTAAATCTCGCGAACTTTCGGCCCCACCTCCGGCAGCTCGAACAACCGCGCCAGATCCGCCGGCGCCTCCGCCTGTTCTTGTTTTTTCTTTCCGCTGGCATCCTCTGCGGCCTGCTTCTCCGGTGGCGTAGCTTCGGCGTTGCGGGCATCCTCCCGTTCACCCGCGTCCTCATGCGCGCCCTCCCGCGGCTCAGCGCCGCCCTCGGGAGCGTCCTCCATCCCCAGCAACTCTTCGTCGCTGAAGGAATAGTCCGCTGCGCCGCCCGCCGCGGGGAGCCCGCTCGTCTTCGAGGCTCCGCCCGTCGGCGGCCGCGATACCGTTACCGTCTGCGTCGCCATCGTTTCTCCACTCCAATCGTCCAAACAAACTTCTGGGCTCGCCGCTGCTAGCGACACCTGTCCCTAGTTCCCTCCACCCCTCCACGCGGCGAGCCCAACCCGGTGCACCGGTGGGCCGGACTACACCGGTGGAACTCCCGCGCCTGCTGCCGCGCCTGGTGCCATGCCCACGTTCTGCGCCGCGGCCGTTGCCTGCGCCCGAATCGCTTCAAAGTGCGCGATGGCATGCGCGCGCACGTTTAAGAATCCCTGCGCGTTGTCCACTCGCGCCCGCTGCCCCGCATCCGACGACATCCACCGTTTGCAAGTCGCCAGTTCTGAGACGTGATCGTCGGCAAACGTGTCCGGCCGGATGGAAGGCTCCATGCGCAGGATCCCCGTCACCGGGTCCGCGCTGATCTGCGGTGGCTCCAGCAGCAACTGCTCGATTTCGCGGTACTGCTTCACGCGCGCCTCGTCGCCCGGCAGCGCCAGGTCATCCAGGCCCACCAGGTGTTTCAGCACCGCCATATTTTCCGGATCCGCCATGGCGCGCTGGAACGTCGGGTCTTTGCCCAGGAGTTGCAGCAATTGCAGGAACGCCTGCCTCTGCTGCGTCCACGAGACCGGAAAATTCTCATCCGTCTCCGGATACACGCGCACCCGCCCCGCCAAATCGGCCAGTTGAACCGTCTCCGCCGACCAGTCCCCGCTCGAGCTCACCACCGGCAGCTCCAGGTCTTCCGTGCGATTCCGGCGGAAGCATTCCAGCGCCAGCAGGATCACGTCCGAGTAAAACTTCCGGATGCGACCCCAGGGCAGGCCCATTCGTCCCATGGCCTGATCCCGCGCCATGGCGTAGCCAGAGGCGGTCTTCTGATTCTCCATTTCCCCGCCGAACAGCGCCGGAAACGCTCCGGTAACGAACTGCGCGACGGGTCCAAACAGGTCCGCCATGTGCCGCAGCATGTCCGGCGAGAGCACCGCCTGCGGTGTGGCGTAAAACGCCGCGCCCACCGGCTGTCCCGGCCGCGGGTGTACGGGATACATGGCCCCCGGCGCGCTGGTCTGCTCCTCCAGCGCCTCGAGGTCGATGATTTCGGCGTCCACAAATGTCGCCGGGATGCCGTACTGATAGGTTTCAATGGCGATGTTCGCCAGGTCGTTCAGCCGTTCCTGCACCGGGATCAGCGATTCACCCAGCGCCGGCCGGTCCTGCCCGTCTCCGGGCATGGCGTGCAGCACGCGCCAGTGGTCGTCCAGATTTTCGTTGCGGCTTTCGCAATACGTTTCTCCGGCAAAGGCCGCGTAGCAACCGTCCGGGAAAAGTTCCAGCAACTGCTGTCGCGTGGCCCCGTCATCGATGGCATAAAACGCCCACGGACGCAGCCAGGTTCGCTGGAACGTCACCAGGTTCGCCAGCACGTCCCCGGTCTGTTCGATCATCGTGCTGCCCTGCGCCACCGTCAGGCGCGCGATGCGCTCGTACTCCGTGTCCCCGCCCAGTCCTCCCGGCAGGATCTGCTCCGCGACGTGCGGGTACGCGGCCTTCAGTTTCGAGATGTGCGCTTCCACCCCCCAGATCAGGTACGGAAATTCGTGCTGCTCCCGCGCCCACAGCGGCGTCTTCAGCTCCAGTGCCCCCACAATGGAAATCACTTCCTGGCCGTTCGGCACCCGCTCCGTGCCCACGTGCCGCGGCACGCGCACCGTCTCCGCCGCACGCACGTCCGCATCTGTCAGTTCCGCGCCGCATTGTGCGCATTCTAGGGGCATCCCGCTGTTGCGGGACCGTGCCCCATCCGCCTCGCCGGCTTCGTCGTTCCGCGCCTCGTCCGCGCCCTCGGCCCGCTTTCCGGTGCTGTCCGCAATCTCTTTCTCCCACCCGCACTCCGGGCACATCGCTTTGGCCGGAGCCACCGCAGCCTGCGCCTCTTCGAAAACTTCCATTTCCCGGAAACCGAACCGTTGCCCATCCACTACGTACCGAACGTAGCCGCCAACTTTGCCGTCCGTATACAGGTAAAAGGCCACGTCCTGGAGCAGCCCGCGCGCGTCGTTCGCTCGTTCCAGGTACTCGATCACCTTCGACCCCGCTTTCGCCGTGGTGAGGTCCCGCTCATCGGTAGGCGATTCCGGAAACAGCCGCGTCTGCGGCACGGACTGCGATAGCGCCGCCATCAGCGACAGCCCGAACGGTTGATAAATGTTCGTCACGTACTGGTAGCGCGGCATGTCTTCGCCCGGCGCGTCCGATTGCGACCACGAGGTATCAAACGGCGTGTGGAATGCCTGATCGCGCTCGCTCCACCAGATGTACTGCTTCCCTTTCCAAAACAGCCGCGCCTGCCGCACTTTGCGGATCTCCTGCCGCCGCGCGTAGATATTCTCCCGAGCCAGCTCGTCCACCAGCCCCTTCAGCGCCTGCTGCAAGCCGGCCGGCAACTGCTCGTTGTTCGGCCCATACGGCCGCCGTAGCACAGACACTCCTGTCTGTGCGCTCTCGGATGCAACTGTCGAGCCTCCCGGTGTGCTCCCTGGAGCAGTGCCCTGCATCACCGGCGTTGCTTGGTTTTGGAATTCATCCACCACACGCATCTCCCCATAGTCGTAGGGGCACCCGCCGCGGCGGGCCGTGCCCCACGTCCACTAAGCTCCAACAAAAAATATCCAGGTATTTACGGTCAGCGATTCTCTGAGCGTGCGCCGTCTCTAACTTGCGTCCTCGCTCTCTTCCTCTTCCGCCCGTCCGCTCCGTTGCGCCTGCCGCACATCGTGACCCCGCAGGTGCCGCTTCACTTCCTCCGCGGCCTCCTCGTGGCTCGCGTGCCGCGACTCCACCGAGTGATGCCCCGCGCGCCTGTGCTGATAATGCGCGTGCACCGAAAACCCGCCGCCCTTCTGCGGGTGTACGGAGATGTGCTTCAGATCGCCGTGGTCAGCGCATTCCTCCCCGTCATCCTCCGCTTCCGTCGCGATCGCCCGCCCGTACGCCGGATTCATGTAATGTCGTCCCCCGATTTCAGACATGTTCTCCTCCATTCACTGCATCTTTCGAGTGTTCCGCGCTCGGTCTTGTTAGGGGCACGCCATGGCGTGCCGCATTCGCCCGGCCCGATTCCTCATCCCGCCGCATCCCGCTCGCTGCTGCGCTCTCCAGCTTCTGCTTCACCTGTGCCCAGCTCACCGGCCGCCGGATGGGCTGCGGCGTCTTCCGCTCCGCGCCGCCTGCCGCGCCGGGGCCAGGTTCGACCGGCAACGGCCCCACACCTGCCCGGACGTAGATCGAATTCCGCAGGTGCGCATTCTCCGTCTCCAGCCGCGCCACTCGTTCTTCGAGCAGACGCGTGTACCGGCTCGTCGTCAGCCAGTGCCAGACTTTCTCCAGTGTCTCCATCAGTGTGGCCGCCGCCATCCCCACCGCAAAAACACCGGACGCCTCTTGCGCTTCTCTTCCGCTTCGAATTTCCGCGCGTACAGCGCCCGCACCGTTGGATCGTCCGTCTTCACTTCAGCCATGCGTTCGAGCAACCTCGTCTCGATCGGCGCCGTTCGGGGACGCAGCCGCGACTTCAGCCCGTACCGCGCGGCGTCCGCGGGGTCGTCGCCGTCCGTTTTCGCCACGTCCTCGACGTTGCGTTGGTCGCGCACGAGCGCGGGAAGCACGTCCACGAGCCGCGGACAACTATCGGCGATCACCCATTGGCCGGCCTCCAGGAGCTGGTAGAGAAGCATCCAGCCACCCACGCGGTCGTTATCAGCGGGCGCGGGGCGAGGAATACCATGCTGAGCGAATACCGTGCCCAACTGTTCGGCGATAGTGGCCTCATCGGTGCGCTGAGCGAAAGCGTCAGGGCCGAGGTAGACGGCGTCAATCTTTTCGCCACGGCTGCGCTCGGCGATCTCGTGCGCCAGCGTCCGCGGGCTCAGCCGCTGGGCCACATACTCGCGATAGGTGAAGGTCCGAGGGCCATCCTGCACGTGCCAGTACACCGCTGCCGGATGCTCGAATCCCCAGTCAATGGAGATCCACCGCGGCAGCCACGGTGAGGCGCAAACCGGGGCCAACTCCTCGGCCCTCGCGGTGTTCAGCCGAAGGTCGAAAATGTCGAAATACTGCCCGGCGAAGATGTTCCAGTCGCCCAGGAGGAAGGCGCGGCGCAAATGGCCGGGCAAAGCCTCGAGGGTGCGCCGGTAATTCTCATCCCGGCGGTAAACCGGGTTGTCTTCGAGCAGGGCGGGAACATAGTGGTAATCGCTGGGATGGTACTGCTCGGGGCGCTCCATCCCGGGGGCCGCGCGTCGGTCAATCCACAGCGCCTTGACCCAAGCATGGCCCACCCCGCCCGGATTGGTGGCCCCGGCCATGCAGGGAAACGTGTCGGGCACAGGGCAGCGGTTCCGGCTGGTGAGAAACGTCCACTGCCCCAGGGTGAACTGCGTCAGCTCGTCCACCCCGATAAACACGAACTCCGCGCCCTGGTACTGGTAAATGTCGTGCTCGCTTCGGGAGTAACCGAACTGGGTGACCGAGCCGTTCAACCAGGTCACCACGTGCTTCGCTTCGTTGAAATTGCGGTAGAGCTCCCGCGGCACGTGCCGCCGAAAATAGAGCAGCAGCGATTTCTCCAGCTCCGGGAAGGTTCGCCGGAGCAGCAGCGTATTGACGCCGCCGTGCTGGCACGCCTTGAGCACGCCCTCCATCAGCAGGGCCATGCTTTTCCCCGGACCCGCGGCCCCGCCGAAGAGCCTGTATTTCGCCGGAGAGCTGTGAAAGACCGCCTGCTTGGGGAACGGTTGGTAAGGTAGCTCCAGGCGTTTTATTTCGTCCCGCGCCCATCGCTCCGCCCCGGTTTCCGTTGTCACCCCCACGCCGTCCGCGCCCTTTGCCCTGTGCGACTCTGCGGTCGAGGCGCTTCTACTTCACAATCCGGGGAAAGAATCTCCCCAAGGCGAACGCTGCGACGCCCGCCAGCACTGTGATGCGCTCCGACAGCGGTGAGAAGAACGCCGCGCCCACAATTGCGGCCGCGCCGACAAACTCCAGCAGGAATCCGATCTGGATTCCCCTCGCGCTGCTGCTTCCGGCTGTCGCTCCCGTGTCAGTCATTTTCATCCTCCGTTCTGTGGTCTCCGCTCGATGCAGTGGGGTCCCCCGCCGGGCCGTCTCCGCGGTTCTGGACCGCATCCGGGGCGGAGCCCGTGTAGTTCGGGCGCGGGGCGTGGGTCACGAACTGATATACGATGCGCGACTCATCGGGTCCGCCGGCTTCCAGTTGCTGCAGGGGTTTGCCAAAGCGGTACTCGAGGAGCAGCGTATAAATCTTTGCAGCCGTCGCCGCATTTCCGCAGCCCAGCAACGTCGCTCCGAGTTCTACCGGGTCCTTTTCTCGAAAAATGGCATTTACCAGGCCCTTGGCGCTGTTGAACTTTCGCGGGCGCCCGCCGGAAGGGCCCGAAGAGCGGGGCTCCTCCGGCGTGTTGCCGTGCGGTTTTACTGGGCGTTGGCGCTTTTTAGCAGTTCGATGGTGAACCATTCCAACCTGACCGTTTCGGATGTTGCGCCGGACATCAGCGCCCGGAAATCCACGGTGATCGTTGCGCTCGTACTCGCTGCCGGCGTAGCGTTCACGGAGTTGGCGAATCCCCCGTTGCTGAAGCGCTGTTCCCGCCCGAACGACACCTGCGATGACGCGCCCGTCACCATCACGTAGGCCTCCGCCCAGTTATACGTATCCGTTGCTCCCAGCGCCCCGCTGGTGCTGACTACGTACGTCGATCCGAATTTGATTCCCGGCTTCCAACCCGTCGTCGTGCCTCCGTTGTGTGTGAACAGCGCGTTGATCCTCACCAGATCTCCGCTGGCCAGACAATTCGCCGGGATGTTGTAGGTATCGAGGCTGACCTCGCTGCTGCTCGACGTGCTCGATGCGCTCACCTTGCTTCGCAGCACGATTCCCGCGGGCACAAAACTGCTCCCGCTGGACGCCCACTTCAGCACGTCGCAACCGGAAGCGGCGTTGTCCATGCTCAAATCGCCCGCCGCCGGCGACGTCGGCACCGCCGCAGGTGCCAGCGCCGCACCTGCCGTACTCGCTGAAGCCTGGAACGTCTGCCGTGCACCCCCCGTCCAGCTCTGCGCCACGTCAATTCCCGCGGGAGTCAGGTTGGTGTTCTGCACCGTCCAGGTGCGCGTCGTTCCCGTGCTGATCCCCGCCAGGTTGACTTGCAACTGCTTCGTGTTGTCCGCGTTGTTCTTCAGTAGCGCCGTGCTGTCCGCGAACGGAGGCGATCCGCCCCCGCCCGCTGTCGAAGTCAGCGTGAACGTCGTCCCCGAAAACGCGCAGGCCATTCCCGTCGTGCAGTTCAGTTGCACCAGGCCCGCCGGCCGCGTCGCCAGGACGCTGCTCTGATTGGCAAACTGCAGGATGATTCCAGACGGCTGCCCGCCGCTCTGCCGCGCTTCTAGCCCGGATTTCTCACCAGGAATGAAAAGACTCGTTGATTAGGAATAGAAAAAGGCCGCTTTTTCGGGCATAACTTCGTTGTCGAATCGTAGTTGATGTCCGAAGAGAGGCGGCCTTTTCATGACAGAGTGTACCCAGTCGCAGTTCCCGTTTGAAGCGCATTTTTCGCGTCAGGTGGTGGCCCAGTTCGACGGCGGCCAGCTCTCCACCGAAGGGGGTGCGCCACTGTTGCGTCAGGTCGACCGGCGCATCGGTCTGCTGCGGCGCGTGGTCGGTTGCTTCACCGACGGGCGCGATCCGGAGCGCGTCGAGCATCCCCTGGAGGAGATGCTGGCACAGCGCATCCACGGGCTGGCGCTGGGCTACGAGGATCTGAACGACCACGAGGAACTGCGCCACGATCCGTTACTGGCGCTGGTCGCTGGCAGACGCGATCTCACCACGCCGCTGGCGGGAAAGAGCACGCTGAACCGCATGGAACTGGCTCCGGCCGGTTCGCCACTCACCGAGCGCTACCACCGCATCAGCTACTCGGCCGAGGCGCTGGACGCGCTGCTGGTGCAGATCTTTCTGGAGGCGCACTCCCAGCCGCCGCGCGAGGTGGTGCTGGACCTGGACGTGACCGACACCCCGCTGCACGGAGAGCAGGAGGGGCGCTTCTTCCACGGCTACTACGGCCACTATTGCTACCTGCCGCTGTACATCTTCTGTGAGGACCATCTGCTGTGCGCCAGGCTGCGGCCGTCGAATCAGGACGCCAGCGCGGGCAGTCTCGCCGAGGTGGAACGCGTCGTCGCGCAAATTCGGGCCCACTGGCCCAAGGTAGGGATCGTGCTGCGGGCCGACTCTGGGTTCTGCCGCGAGGAGCTGATGCGGTGGTGCGAAACCCACGGTGTGCACTATGTTTTCGGCCTGGCGCGCAACGCGCGGTTGCGGCGGAAAATGGCTCGGCAGATGCGCGAAGCGAAGCGGGAACACCGGCGCACGGGCAAAGCCGCACGCGTGTTCGCGGAGCTCGTCTACCGCACGCGCACCAGTTGGTCGCGGTCGCGGCGCGTAGTGGCCAAAGCGGAGTATCTGGCGAAGGGCGAGAACCCACGTTACGTGGTCACCTCACTGCCGGCGTCGGAATGGCCGGCGCGGGAACTCTACGAGCAGTGCTACTGCGCGCGGGGCGAGATGGAGAATCGCATCAAGGAACAGTTCCACCTGTTCAGCGACCGCATGAGCACGGAGACCATGCGCGCCAATCAGTTGCGGCTGTACTTCTCGTCGCTGGCGTACGTGCTGGTGCACGCGCTGCGGCGACTGGGACTTGCCGGAACAGAGTGGGCCACCGCGCAAGTGGACACCATCCGGTTGCGGCTGCTGAAAATCGCCGCCCAGGTGCGCGTGACTGCCCGGCGCATTTGGATTCGGTATAGTCGTAGCTATCCGTGGAAACACCTGTTCGTGACCGCTTGGGCCGCCCTGCGCTGTTGA